TGCGATCCGGATGGGCTAGGCACTGCGAGATTGCGATTGAAGATTTTATTTCTTATCAATTCGGGAAGTCATCGGATGCTACCAGCCAGTTTATCGGCATGGTGAAAGTTACAGCCGAGTACGAGCAAATTCCGCTCACCGTCTACACTCGGCGTGATTACGGTCAGTGGTTTACTGCCGGTGGTAAACTCAGTGACGCAACACTGCGGGCGGCCTTAGAATCAATCTACGGGCCGTCCGGTAAAAAGGGTGATCCACTCTACCTGCTCAGGGGAGCAACGGACAAACGATCGGCGTTTGCAATTGCCAAGTATCACGAGTTCATGATGTCACGGGTGGCCGTGGCAGGTGGTGCATAATGGCTCGTTTCATGGTGGCATTTCACGCACTTCGGAACATGATCCTGCACGGGGCAAGGCAGGAGAACCACATCGTGACCTACCAAGTGGACACGGACGACCCCGACATTATCACCAAAGTCTCGTCTGTTTTCCTTTCCGATCCAGACCCCAAGCCGAAGTGGGACCCTGAATGCAAAAACAAGCCAAAACCGAGTGGGAATGGCGATGCCAACTGACCCAACGGAGCCGCAAATGGTCGCGGCTCCGGGCATTGCACGGTGACAAGGCCAACCTTGCCGATCTGGGGCCGATCCCGTTACCACCGGTCAGTCTGGTGGAGTACCACACCCGCAGGAGGCGTGAACAAAATTAATATTTTTTAATTCGTTACCACACCATGACTTACGACTTTATTTTCACCGAAAGTGAACACGTACTACACCTTATAGGTAAAACGCGAGGCGAACACCATGCTTGTTGACACCTCTGGCCTCAAGGTTGCCCTCAGCAGTCTCAGCAACCGCGGGCGTAGCACTAAAGTGGATGTAGCAGTTGTGCGACGTGCTTTCGCGCTTCTCCTACTGTTCGAAAACGTGAAAGACACAGACGCCTGCCAAATCCTCGGCGTCTGCCGCAACACGTATCGCAAGATGGTTGACCCAACTAAATCACGCAAAGCACCCGAAGTGATTGGCGTCGTGTTCGGCCAGGGTGATTGGACGCCTGAGACACAGGATCAAGACCCGGCCACCTGCGATCGTTGCCGAGGGATCAAACGCGGTTCGCGTCTCTACTGTGCCGCATGTCATTCCACGGGGTTTGAACGCGAACTTGAGCACGAGCGGATTGACGATATTTTCGCTGAGGCTTCTGAAGCTGAGGCTGAGGCACGCGACAAGAAGGCTAAACGGCGATGCCGGAAACTCAAGTAAAAATCGCTGCAAACCACTACCACAGCAATAGATAGAGCAGTACGATGGCTAACCCCAAAGGAACACCTGAAAACTTGAGGCCCATATCGTGGGCCAAAGGGCAATCTGGCAACCCGAAAGGCTACAGCAAATCACGCCGTCAAATCGACGACCTTTTGGAACTGATACTCGACAGCCCGGGCACCGAACGCGAGATTTCGCGGGTGTGGCTCGCCAATATGCTGGAGGGTAATTTCGCCTACCTGAAAGAGTACCTTGAACGCCGTGACGGCAAGGTCGCCAGCAGCATCGAAATCAGCGATAAACCCCAAATCGACTGGGCAAGTCTCGATAATGAGTGCGACACACCCCCACGCAAAACAGTTAATTCCAAGGGGCCTAAACCGCTTCCTGCAAGCTGCAACACCAGCACACCAGTGGTCGCCCGAACACTTAGCGGAATGCCGCCGGGCGCTGGACAGGGTGACGACCGGTGAATGCAAACGGTTGATGCTGTTCTTGCCGCCTAGGCACGGCAAGAGCGAGCTGGCTACGATCCATTACGCTGGCTACAGACTGTTGCTAGATCAGAGTTTACGGGTAATCATCGGGGCTTATAACCACTCTCTTGCCTGCACCTTCAGCCGACAAACACGCCGGATTGCCAAGGAATTCGGTTTCGAGTTTTCCGACGACCAAAACAAACAAAACCAGTGGTCAAGTGAACACGGTGGTGGGCTTTATGCGGTAGGTGTCGGATCAGGTGTCACTGGCTATGGTGCCGACTTGGTGATTATTGACGATCCGGTCAAGTCACGTGCTGAAGCCGAATCACCCACCTATCGTGCTCGGGTGATGGACTGGTACCAAAATGACCTGTACACACGCCTTCACCCAGGTGCTGCAATTGTCCTGATTATGACCCGCTGGCACAGCCTCGACTTGGCTGGCCAATTACTGGAACAGGCCAATGACGGTGGCGAGCAATGGGATGTGGTCAGCCTGCCTGCGATTGCTGAGGAAGATGACCTGATCGGACGTCATCCCGGCGAGGCACTCTGGCCAGAACGGTACAGCGTGGAAGACTTCGACCGGATCAAAAAGACCGTCGGTTCCTACGCCTTTTCCGCTCTGTATCAACAGACACCAACACCACGTGATGGCGGGTTCTTCAGGCCGGAATGGTTCAAGATTGTCGATCCATCACCGATACCACTCAACTCCAACTCATGCCGAGCATGGGACACAGCCGCAACGGTCGGTGGTGGTGATTACACTGCCGGTGTGTGGATGTGCAGGACCGGCGACATCTACCGAATCAAGCACGTTTCACGCGGGCAATGGTCGCCTGCTACCCGTCGCACAATCCAACGCCAGATCGCTGAGACTGATGGCCGCGAAACGATCGTCCACCTGGCACAAGACCCCGGCTCGGCGGGTGTCGATCAGGTCCAGCATGACACCCGCAACTTGATCGGTTACGGAGTCATCAGCAAACGGCCAACAGGTTCCAAAGAGGTGCGGGCTATGCCGATGGCCGCTGCGTTTGAATCCGGCTCGATTGAGCTGGAAAAGGGCGACTGGAACCGTGATTTTATCGACGAGCTGTGTTCATTTCCGACCGGAAAACATGATGACCAGGTCGATGCTGCTGCCGACACGTTCAGCTATTTGAGTTCCGTACAACCGTTCAGATGGGTCTCATAAACCACTATGGCAACACTGTTTGAAAACATCCGAGACCGGTTCACCAAGTCCGTGAGGGCTGGCGTCACTGCCAACACCGCCGATATTGCCGCGTCATCATGGTCGGTGGATATGATGACTGGCTTATCTAACGATTACATGACGCTGGCACGCCCTTACACACAAGTGAGCGTGGTTCAGGCCGCGATACAGGCGATGCGTCGCAACGCTACCAAAGCCATAATGCAGGTGGGCTATTGGGACGAAGACGGCGGGTTTATCCCGGTCGATCACCCATTACAATACCTCTGGCAACGACCATCACCCGGCGAGTCGGATGCCACCGTGCTGGAACACCTGTACGCCAGCCTGTGCGACAACGGCAACGCCTATGTGCAGGTGATCACCAACACCGCTGGTAATGCGGTCACGGAACTAATGCCGATCCCGTCGCCCTGGATCATGCGGCCGATCATGGGCGAAAGCATCAACGAAGTGATCGAATATCCAGTGATGGGAAGCGATTGGGGCCGTGCATATAACTACAGTGTTCCCGCCGAATTGATGCTGGCTTACCGTCAAGGCCGGTCCTCTTATGCTCAAAGCCGTGGCGTTTCGGTGCTCGATTCTGTTGTTGCTGAAATGGCGCTAGTGAAGATCATCGGCCAATACGAGACCACCGTACTATCCCGATCCGGCGTGCCATCGCTAATTGTCAGCCTCAAAACGCTTGGAAATCTATCCGACCTGCAACTATCGCAAGTCCAGTCTGATCTGGCACGGGCGGTGAGCGGTAAAGCAGTGGGCAGGCCGTTCGTTGGAACCTCCGAAATGGATATCAAATCACCCGGATTTTCGCCTAAGGATTTATCTGTCTCGGAAATGGCCGATTTAGCCACCGCTCGCATCTGTGGCGTGTTAGGATGGGCACCTATGTCGCTCAAACAGCCTGACACGGGCAAGACTTATAGTAACTTGGTTGAGGCCAACAAAGCGTCGTGGCGGGATGCGGTGATCCCATTCTTGGATCTGGTGGCCGGTGAACTCACGCGACTGGTGCAAACGCTTCCCATTGCCTGCGACGGTGTCACATCCCAGCCTAACCCAGAGTTGTGCGTGCGATTCGACACCTCGCAAATCGAGGAATTGTCAGTCGATCGAAAGGCGCTAATGGACATCGCCACGGCTGGTGTCGGTGCAGGAATCTTTACCGTCAATGAAGCCCGTGCCACTTTGGGACTCGGTGAGCTGGAGGAAGTTCCGGCGGCTGAGGCTGTGGAGCCGGAGGGACCTGCGGAAACTGAGACACCTGATGTGGAAATGGAGGCGGAATAAATGGCCGGAACATATGCGATTGAAATCGAAGCCGGTGCATCCTACAACCGCACCATCAATTGGACCTCTGCCAACCTGCCAGTCAACCTCAACGGATGTACGGCACGGTTGATGGTTCGCACCTCTTACAGTGACGCCAATACGACACTATCACTGGTATCGCCATCGGCTTGTTTGTCGATCAGTAATGCGACCAACGGTGACATGCTTCTCAGCCTTGATCCAGCGGTGACGGCCAATCTGGTCGATGGCGTTTACGATCTCGAAGTCCTGTTCGGCGGTGGCCCGGTCACACGGCTATTGAGCGGCACATTGACAGTCTCACCGGAGGTGACACGTGGCTGATATTCAAGTTGTGACAATTGGCGTTCAAGGGCCTTCTGGCGTGAGCGGATCATCCGTACCCGCCACAACCACCACATTGGGCGGCGTGATCGTCGGCAACAATCTGACCGTGCTGGCCAATGGGCTGTTGTCGGCTAACGCTGCAACCGTCACCAATTTGCCCTGGGCGAATATCACGGGCAAGCCGTCTACCCTGGCTGGCTACAATATCACGGATTCTTACCCCCTGTCAGGCAATCCTTCAGGGTTCCTTGTGTCTTCTAGTCTGACGCCTTACGCGCTCACGTCCAGCTTGACTGTCTATCTGACCACGGCAAACGCCACTTCAACCTACTTACCATCGGCCAATTTCAGCTTTGCAAATATTGCTGGAAAACCGTCCACTCTCGGTGGTTATGGCATCAGTGACGGTCTACTTGCTACCACGGCAGCATCGACCTACGCAACCATTTCCAGCCTGTCAGCCTATGCCCCGCTTGCCAGTCCAACGCTCACAGGCACGCCCACGGCTCCAACGGCAACGGCAGGAATATCGACCACGCAACTGGCCACAACCGCGTTTGTGACGGGCGGAATCAGCACATTATCCAGCACGGTGGCATCGACTTACGCATTGCAGGCCACAACAATTGCAACTGGCGCAGGCTTAACAGGCGGCGGATCACTGTCAGCAAGTCGCACATTAACGCTGGCCACAAGCGGTGCCACAGCGGGAACCTACGGATCAGCCACAACGGTTCCGCAGGTCACGGTTGATACCTTTGGGCGGATCACCGGAGTTACAAATGTCGCCATCACGGCGGGTGGGTCGTACACGCTGCCGATTGCCACGACTAGCACTTTGGGCGGTGTCAGGCAAGGATCAGGCGTGGTGATTGATCCTGCGACTGGCATCCTTAGTATCTCCGGTAGTGGTGGTGGCACGGTCACATCCGTGACGGGCAGCACGGGAATCACGGTTACAGCCTGTACGACGGCACCGGTGGTGTCAATTGATTCGGCTGTTGTTGCCACGCTGACTGGCACGCAGACGCTGCTAAACAAGACGCTTACAAGCCCGACGATTTCAGAGGCTTGCTTGACGACCTCGATCAGTTGCAATTCCGCCCCGATCCGCAGAGGCGGCACGCAGCGTGAGCAAATGGATGCGAGCTGGACAGTTACCGAAGGCGTTTGCGGTGCTATTCTGGTCTGCAACAGCCTCACAGACATGACACTTACGTTCCCATCGGGACTGAGTTCAGGTTTTAACTTGACCGTATTGCAGGCGGGGGCCGGAAAGATAACGATTGCGCCCGGATCTGGTGTGACATTATATGGTCGGAATGGCCTGAAAACAGCCGCTCAATACGCTGTCATCGGGATCTTTTCAGCAGTTGCGACAAATACGTTTTTCGTGACGGGAGATACAACCACATGATATTCCTCCCATCTGCCAAGTACCTTTATCGCCCACAAACCACTGTCGCCCCCTGGACACCGTTATCACTCACCAACGCCGTGCTTTACGGCTGGTATAAGGCGGATGCGGGCGTTCCCGTTTCGACTGACGGCGCAAGCGTCGGGACGTGGTATGACCAGTCTGGCAACGGTCGCACATTGACGCAGGCCACAGCGATAAAGCAACCGATATTTCGGTCAAACGGTGTAAACGGACTCCCAGTGCTGGAAATAGCTGCTTCGCTTGCAAATCCGGCAGGATTTATCGAGACTGCTTTTTCTGGCAGTACAAACGGTTTCAGCTTTTATCTTGTGTCACGCAACTTGCCAACTCGCCTCCAATATGGCGGCGCGTTTATGGTTGGCAACCCCGGTGCTGGTGGTCTCAGTCAGTTCTGCGATAACCCAATCGGGGCGGTTACAATTCGGCCTCAAAACTCAGGAGTAACAGAGTGGGGCAATGGCCAAGCCCACACAGCAAACTACGCCGTGACAAAGGTGTCGTGTGGAGTCACATACGATTCGGTCAAGTACAAGACAACCTACTCACCGGCTAAAAATCAACCAGGTACGGGAAACACGTTTTTCGGTCTTGGATACCGTATCGGGCTGAATTACTACGGCTCAGTAGGCTCACAAATCGCCGAAGTGATCGTCTGCAACCGCGAACTGACGGGTGATGAAGAAATCAAGTTAAACACCTACCTTCGATCCCGTTACGGCTTCGATTTAAATTACGGTGCTGACCTTCCAGTCACCGGCCCTGCCCTCTGGCTCGACGCCAGCCGCATGGACACGCTTTTCACGGACAACTTACTGACCACGGCAGCCACAACCGACAATGGGCCAGTGGGTGGCTGGAAGGATCTGAGCGGCAACAATCGGCACGCACTGCAAACCACATCCTCAGCGAGACCAACTTGGCGAACGCCAGTGAACGGACTTAATGGGCTAGGGATAACAAGTTATAACGGTTCAACGCAATTTTTTTCGGTGTCAAATACGATTGGCTGGGGCTTGGTGTATTCGGGGGATTTTACAATTAGCATGGTGCACAAAGTATCATCGGTAACGGGTGGTGTCCTGCTTGGGCAGGATAACGGATCAGGTGCCGTTGCTAAATGGATGTTCGGATACGGCAGCAATGGAGTGGTTGGCGCTGGAAACCTCGGATTTCATTACAACGGTGCTGGAAGCAGTTTCGCGAGAGTCGCGTGGACTCCAACAGCAGGGCAAACATACTTGATCACCGCTAGTCGCAGCGGGAACGATCATTGTTTTTACGTCGATGGAGTCCAAGTTGGAGCAACGCAAGTTTCAACGGCGAGACCCGCCAACCCAACCGTTTTAGCTACTATGGGGCAGGCGGAAAACGCGTTTTGGCTGGGCGGATCTATCGCTGAAACCCTCGTTTATCTTAGCAACCTGAATGCAACTCAACTCGCCAGCGTTAAATCTTATCTGTCATCCAAGTGGGGGACACCATGACGCAAATCCCTCTGCGGTTGTACTTCGCCGTGCTTCCAGGCAAGCGTCAAACCTTTGCTGACTGTCTGTCAGGCAACCTCTCAGAGGCTTCAATTCGGCTTAAAGAAATTGCAACTGGCGATGAATGGTGGGGTTCAAATGGTGGACTATATTATCAGTCTCCGAATGAAATCAACCGAACATGCTTAAATCAGGCTCAGGCGTGGTTTCTGGCGATCGGATTTCAAGCCGATATCGGGGTTGATAGCAACGGCGAACCGATCACGATTGCATTTCCTTCCGGAATCATCGTTGATGGAAACGCTCCAATCACCGCACCAGGCGATCCAGATCCCGGCTTTGAGGCGTTTATCGCAGCCTGTGGATTGGAATTGTGGACAGACACACCAGCACCACCACCAAACGGGAACGGCACATGATCCTCGCCACAATCGCCACGCTCCTGCTCACGTTCGCCCCACCGTTTGAGGCCAAAGTGGTATCAGTCCACGATGGCGACACGATCACCGTCAGGACGGACGAAACGATCAAGATCAGGCTGGACGGCATTGACGCGCCTGAATTGAAACAACCATTCGGACAGGCCAGTAAACAATCCCTATCAGGACTGGTGTTCGGCCAAACCGTCACCATCAAGCCGGGCAAAAAAGACCGTTACGGGCGACTGCTGGCACGAGTTGAAATCGCTGGCAAAGATGCCAGTCTGACGATGGTCGAAACTGGCATGGCCCATTGGTACGAACAATACGCCAAACGCGATACCCAATTACAATCCGCTCAGACACAGGCCAAGACAGCCAGCCGGGGCTTGTGGTCAGATCCCAATGTGATTGCACCTTGGGAGTATCGCAAGAGACCGAAACCGCAAACGAAAGGTGAAAAAAAGTGATCAAGGATATTTTGGGTCAGGTCAACTACGACCAAGCACGTTCAACAATCATTCGTGCTGCTATTGTGGGTGCTATCACAGCCGTCGGCGTGATCCAAGCGGATCTGCCTAAGATTGTAGACACAATCGCGCCGCTTGGAATTGCAATCACATTTGCAGTCGCCCAGCTTGCCCGTTACCTCGCGTCAGGCGATAAACTCCCACCATCACTGAGCTAACATAAATGCAACCGACTGATATTCCGGCTACTTCTGATTATTCCATTCTCAGTATGCCGTTGTACGGCGTATCTTCCATCTGGACGATTGCAGAAGTTGCAAATCGGCCGGAGGACTCAGTCGTGATTGCATTGATAAAGACAATCCCGGCCATCTTTATGGCGGCTGCGGGCGTAATTCAAGCGATCCACGTGATCCGCTTGAAACGTGAAAAAATGGCGATCGAAAAGGAGTTGAAGCTCAAAGAACTTGAGCGACGATTTCCCGATCCAGATTGACTTCGGGATGTCCCCGAAATCTGTTTCGGGAACATCCCTTAATATCCTCAAAAACAAGGCTCAACACATGCTCGCAGAACTCTTTTTCGTCACCGCTCAATCGTGTCAAAACGGTCAGTGTCCAACTACCGAGAAATCCTCGGTAGTTGCCACCACCGTGACTGTCATCAATGGGCCACCGGCATGGCTGGCATTTTACGGACACAAGCAAAAGACCTACGGACGAGAGTACGCAAGACGCTTGCTCCGACCTGTCAAAACCTGTTGCGGCGGAAAATGCAAATGACCGATACCGCATCAGCCGATGACCGCAACAACATGGGCTTTCCGCTCATTCCGTTCGCGATAATTTGGCCCCTGATCAGGCTGGTGGCCGTGCCATTGATCCAGTCAGTGTTGCCCGCCCTGCTCCGCAGGATTGCCGATAAGCTCGACTCTGGCGAGCCGGGCGCGATCAGTGCAGACGAACTGGTCGAATTGGTAGAAGGTCAAAAGAATTCGATGCACGCCGTTTACAAGGGAGAATGATGCGACGATTTCTGGCCGGTTTACTCCTGATCATCGGTTCCGCTCACGGTGCTGACATGGTGGCAACCTCCCTGCCAGCCATGTCCGAACCGTCCTGGGCGATCACCGATGGTGGCAACACCTACCTGGTGGGCAAGCAATCCGGCACAGTGTTGATAATCCGATCTGGCGAAATCACACCGCGACCAGCA